TTCTTCGTAAGAAACAACCTTGCTCTTTGCAAGCTCTTCAATCTTGAACTCTTCCAATGTTCCATCACCTGCTGGTGCACAAAGATAAGGCACTTCTTCTTCGCCTTCAAGGATTGATAACTTGCTAAGGATAGCCAATGCTTGTTTCTTTTCCATTCCACCGTCCAAAGCTTTGCGCACCATTGTGCTCACACCTGTGCTACAAGACAACGTTGTGCTCTCACCTGCTTTGTTCTTCAGCACAAGCACCACTCTCTTCGCTGTGTTAGCTAAGTTCTTTGGAATGAACGCCAAACTTCCACCTTTGCCAACTGCTGTAGCTGGTGTACCCAAATCAGTAAGGGTTGTACTTTCGTAAACTGCAAAATTTAATGCCATTTTGTTTATTTTTAATTGTTTAATAACTAAGGGGATGTGCCCCAATCTTTTTTTCTTTGCGGGGGGTTGTTGTTGGAAGTGGGCAACCCTCTCATACATAAAGACTTATCAAGATTTAGAAAAAAATTATTTTCCCCATTCAAAAAATTCTTCCCCTCATTCCCTACCCAGGAGGATATGTTTTCCTCACACATTCCTATGGGGGCTATTCTTTATATGGTGTACATTCCTTCCTTCCCTCTTATATATTCTTTCCTCTGTAGGAGATTCAGTCCTACGTAATTTTATAAACTGTCACATTTATAATTTTTTTAATTAAAAAAGTTATATATTTGTTTGTAACTAAATGATGGGGATTATGGGAACGACAATTGTCCAGAAATTGAGATGTAGAACAGATTCTTCTCTTATAAAGGCTGAGAGATATTTTCAGATGGTGTCTGTTGTTAATGATTTGAGGCTTACGGAGAGGGATGTCCAATTTGTTGCTTTTCTTGCTGTTGAAAAGGAAATACAGAAGAAGGCTTTCTGTGAAAAATATGGAACATCAATGGCTACAGTGGGGAATATTATCCATAAGCTGAAGAAGCTCAAAATTTTAAGGAAGGAGAATGGAAAATTGTTGATTCATTCAAGTCTTTCTTTGGATTTCAATAATGATATAACATTAAATATTGTCCTCAATGGATAGCAATGTTCTAAGAAAGGAAATCATAAAGGCTATTGTTGTTGAGACAGCCTTGGACACAAAGACAGTGGAGGCTATTATTACACATCAGTTTGCTTCTGCAAGGGAAGCAATGGATAAATACAATGCAATTGAAATCAGTGGATGGGGCAAGTTTGTTATTCATACAGTCTATTTGGAAAAGAGGATAGGGATACAGAGAAATCACATTCTCAATATGGAGAAGAGAAGGGATGAGTTGAATAGTCAGGGAAGGGTTAATTATTATCAGAAGATAATTGATGATCATAAAAGACTATTAGATAAAATGTTAATAAAGCTTGAAAATTATAAGAAGAATGGTTATTAATTGGAAACATATTATAGAAGGATGAAAATAAAAGAATGTATTTATAAAATTACTAATATAATAAACAATAAAGTTTATATAGGATCTTCAGCAAGTGGATTTCTTCGTAGAAAGAATATTCATGTATGTGATTTATCTAAAAATAAACATCATTCTAAAAAACTTCAAAATAGATGGAATAAACATGGAAAAGAAAATTTTAAATTTGAAGTAATTGAATATTGTGAAAGTAGTAAACTTTTAGAGAAGGAACAATATTGGATAAATTTTTATGATTCTTATCATAAAGGATATAATGCTACACCAATAGCAGGAAACTGTAAAGGAAGACCTGTAAGCGAAGAGACAAGATTAAAAATAATGAAGTCATTAAAAGGAAGAAAAGTGATACGAACAATTGAGCATAATATAAATAATGGAAAATCCAGACGAAAAATAGTATTTCAGTATAATAAAGTAGGTGACATTATAAATAAATTTGAGTCTGCTGCTTCTGCTGCTAAATTTTTTCAGGTAGATCCAGCTACAATTTCTGCAAATTGTTTAGGTATTCAAAGAAGTAGAAATTTTATAATAAATTATGCATAAATTAGATTGGAATAAGATTATAGAAGGATGGACAAATCATTTAATTCCTCCAGAGGAGATTAAAGAGCTGATTCAAGAGACAAGTAAAGAGAGGCTTTCCATTTGTTCCAAATGTCCCTTTCATTCTTCTAATAGACAAAACTACAAGACAATAAGAATTGACAGGCATTGTTCTATTTGCGGATGTCCAGAGAAAGCCCTTACAAAATGTCTCTCCTGTACATGCTCTCTTGAGGAGATTAATGAAATGCCCCTTTGGTTTCCTGTCATTTCTGAAAAAGAAGAAGAACAATTTAATATAGAATGCGATGAAGAAGAACAAGAAACAAATAACAGTTAGGAAGGTTCCTATGGAATTCCTTCTTGGATGTCTCCTTGATTTGGAGGAACAAGGGATACAATATATTGATGTTGTAACAAAGAAAAAGAAAAAAGGAGATTGGCTTGGAATTCGTGTGAATGAAAATTATTCCTCCTCTGAAGGACCAACAATGACAAAGTTCAACGGAAAGAACATAAATGATTTAATTGTATAACAAATGGCTGTAAAGAAGAATAGTTATATAAATACAGAACTCCTGTGGGCAGAAAGTCAATTGTCTTCATGGAAGGAATATGTTGATGCTCATCCTCTTCATCAATTAACAGATAGAATTGAATGGAAACCTACATCAAAAGGAGGACTTATTCCTATGGTTATCGCTTCTATAGAGTCTCAGGGAAAGTTTATTCAGGAAACAATGAAGAATTATTTAGCTCTCCTTGAAGTGGTAGATAATTTACGTTCCAAAGAGGAAGCTAAAATTGAGGTGAGAGGAAAAACAGAACTTGGCTCACAAGCTGCTGAATTTTTAAGAAGACGAAAATGAGAAAACTAAACTTCACAAAAGAACAAGAAGAAGAGATAGTAAACTCATATAACTCAGGGATGTGTTATGATTTAGTAGCTAAGAAGTATAAGATTAGCACATGGAAAGTTCAACAACTAAATATGCAATATGGTATTAAGAGTAGAACTAATAAAGAATTAAGAAAGCAGTTTAGTTGTAATTCAGACTATTTTAAGAAAATAGATTCAAAGGATAAATCTTATTTCTTAGGATTACTCTATGCAGATGGTTGGAATGATGAAAATCAATCTAATGTAGGTATTCAGATAAAGTCTTCTGATAGTAAAGTTCTTTATTTATTAAAAGAGTATGTTAATTATAATGGGAATATTAATAATATATTTCGAACTAAATTCAATCCTAATCATTCTGATTTAAAAAGATTAGTTATTAGAGATGATGAATTATCTAAAGATTTATCCAGATTAGGTTGTGTGAAAAATAAAACATTTATAATTAAAAATATTCCTACAGATGTGACTGATGAATATATGTCTCATTTTATTAGGGGCTATTTTGATGGAGATGGTAGCATACATAATGATACAAATACATCTAATCTAAAATTTCAAATTGTAGGTAATAAAGAAATGTTAGAAGACATAACTCAAAAACTAATGCATCATTGTGGAGTAAATAATAATAAAATTCATGGATATAAACGAACAAAATCTATATCATTTGGAGGTAATATCGTTTGTAAAAGAATATATGATTGGATGTATAAGGATTGTGATGATCTTTTCATAGATAGAAAAAGAAATATATTTCTGAATAAATGGAAAAGTTATTATCAGTAGATTATAAAGATTGGTTTATAAACCAAAAACGAATACCAGATAGAGAATCTGTGGAACATGAATCGTTTTTTGCTTTTCATAAACGAATAGTTACAGAGGGATGTATGATGAATGGAGTATTTATGAATCCATTTTTAATGTGGCATTTAAATATTTGGCATACAGAGGTTGACGTTATTGATGAGAGGGGAAGAATAAGCCAGAAATATGCAAATCCTTATTTGAGGGATAATGAATGGATAGTTACAAATGGTATTCACAGGGCACATGAAGAGAAGAAGGGTCTTGCTATTGGAGGAATACGAAGACTTGCAAAAAGTGTTATAGAGGCAAGTTACATAGCATGGGGTGCTACATTTGATGAGAACTCCCAGAATGTTGTTGCAGGATTGAATTCTCCTGATATAAAACTTATTACAGATAAAATTGATAAAGGATTAAACTTCATTCCTGAAGCATGGAGATGGCAGAGGGTAGAAGATAATTGGAAAAGTCAGGTGACTCTGGGAATAAAGACAAGGGCAGGAGAAAGAATTCCTTTTTCTCAAATTCTTATACGAAACCTTGATGAGGGAAATAATGAAGAGGCTATTGCAGGAACAAAACCAAGAAAACTAATTATTGATGAAGGTGGTAAAGGGAGTTTTCTAAGAGGACTTCAGGCTGCTATGCCAGGATTTACCACTCCCTATGGATGGACATGTTCCCCTATTGTAACATTTACAGGTGGTGACATGAAAAGGTTTATGGATGCCAAGATGTTAATGTTTGATGTGGATGCTTTTAATTTTATTACATATAATAATAAGGATGATGAAAAGAGGATTCATGGATTGTTCCTTGGGCATACATACAGAATGGAGGCAAAAGAACCTTCTACACTCGGAGCATATCTAAACTCCTCTACAGAAAGTCCTTTATATAAGGTGACAATGCTTGTAT